AGTCTGAGGTTTAGTTCGTGTTGACTTTGTATTTGTAGCCAATGCTGCATCCTTTGAGTTAGTCTTTTTCTTACCAATATTTCTATCAGCTTTGTAAAGATCAATAGCTCTGGCTGCAGACATTGCATCGTCATCATTTTCATATAAAGCTTTTTGCACCCACTGTGGTTGCTCTTCAGCCCAGTTATGAAAGTCATCATCCTCACGAATGTCCACAAAATCAGGATGTAGTTTTAATAATTCTACTTCAGCTTTCTCTTTTGTAGCTGATTCCTGCATTTCATTTATTTTTTTAATCCTATCTTCAAGCTCTTTTGATTGCTCTTTAGATTTTTTAATAGCGATAGTTTCTACTATACCTGCTACATCAGGATATTGCTTCGCCCATGCTTCAATGTCTTCGTCTGACTTTGGTAGTTGTATTTGTTTTTTAGTTGCACTATCAAGCTGATCTCTTAGCTGATTTATTTGCTCTTGCAGATCAGCTTCTTTTTGTTGAGCATGTCTCCTAAGATCACCGTAGCGTTTTTTAAAAGTTTTCTCTTCTGCAGAAGTTGGCTCTGGCTCTTCCTGAACCTCTTCTTTCACCTCACCTTTATTTTCTGCAATAAGTTGTTCTAATTCCTCTTCGTCCTTTTTCATCTTGTCATCTCTTGAATATTTACGAGATGCTAATGCCATTACCTTTTTAGGTGTTGCATCTTTTACCATTACATTTGCTTGTGCTTCTGCCATTTACTTACCTTTCGTTAGGGCTAACTGTATGCCATGTTAGATGGGGAGTTAGGTAGCCAACATATTGTGAACTATTTTTTTCGTGAAGCTAGTCCACCCTTCTTCATTCGTTTGGGTTTAACTTTGAGTTTAGCTAAACCACCCTTCTTTAGTCTCTGGGGCTTCATAGGTTTAGTAGGTACACCACCTACATAAAATGGTCCTATTCCACCATAATCATAAGTAGGTGGGGCTGAGTAACCTCCTCCAAATGATGATGATCCAGAGCTTCCTCCCATTGCTCCCGGAGATCGTCCTGTTGGAGCAGGGGGATTGTAAGTTGTTGTGTATGTAGATTGAGGGTTGGGCTGATAGCTAAAAAAATCATCAGAAGAGTCTTGATCTCCACCACTATCTTCATCATTATCACTGCCTGTTGTAGGTCCAGACTGATAAATTTGTTTTTCTTGCTCTTCTCTATCTCGTCTTGCTTTCTCAGCTGCAGCTTGTTGTGCAGCTTGCTCCTCTTTTCTTTTTCTTTCTCTCTCTAATCTTTCTTGTTCTCTTTCAAATCTTTCTCTCTCTATTCTTTCTTGCTCTAATCTTTCTTGTTCTATTCTGTCTGCTCTTTGTCCTACTGTTTCTATCATACCCATTGCTCTCATCTCTTGTAAAGAAAGTTCTGGTCCTGCATCGATACCTGCATCTGTCATTGCTCTTCTAGATTTAACTTCATCTAGAGCTGAACTTACAGGAGTAGCTCCTCCCACTCTCTCTACAGGTTCTGCTCTTCCTCTGCCAAATCTATACGCATCTGTTCTCTTCTGTTCTTCAAATTGTTTGGCTTGTTGTGATGTAACACCAAGAGTTGATGGCATATTTAAAGTTTGATTTGCTAAATCCTGTACTTGTTGTTTTCCATCTCCTTTTAATTGATTAAGAGTAAGTGGACTTTTTATTCCATCTATTGCACCTGAAATGTTTCCTTTTTCTATAGCCTTTTGAAACTCAGTCTTTCCTTTTCCTTCTTTCTCAGTTAGTCCTAAAGCATTTGTCACAGTCCTAACTATAGATAATCCCCCTGCTCCTTTTTGTTTTAACTCTCCTGCTATTTTAGATAGTTTAGCTCTTTGAGCAGCTGTCAAATCTTTTTTCTGTGATAAAAGTTTTTCTACGGAACTTAATCCATTAACTCCGTATTTATTATTTATAGTTTGTGCTGATCCTATTATCAAACCTCCAACAGGACCAAAGAATAATGCTCCAAGAGCAGATGCATATCTATTTATATTTGAGTTAAAAGATTCGTAGTAATTAACTAGCTCATCTGTAGTCATCTGATTAATGTTTGTGATCTTTGTTCCGTCAGGTCTTGTAAGCAGAACAGGCTTTTCTACTGTCATTGGTTGTGGAGGAGCTAAAATATTATCTCCTCTTGCTCTCTCTGCTTCATCTTCTTGCCTGTCATCTCGACTTGGTGACACACTTGTAGTAGGTGCTGAAGTGGCTTCTGAGTCTTCCTTGAATCCTTCGGGTATGGCTAACTGAGGTTCTCCATTTATAAACGGAACGTACATTATCTCGCCATCAGGACCAACGTACCTCTTCATCACTACGTCACCGTAAGCTGTTCCTAGTAGAGATTCAGTCAAAGCCTTTTCATCTTCTTCTGTATAGGTAGGAACTTCTCTACGCTTTTGATCTCTAAAACGTGGATCGTCAAACAGACCACCCCCACCTCTAGGCTCATCCTCTATTGGTAATGCTCTAGGTTCTCTCAATCTAGGATCAACAAAGTCTCCATCAGGAAAGTTTGGATCTCCTATCGGACCTGCAAGACGATCATCATCTCTAAATCGATCTGTAGGAAAAGTATCAACAAACCTAGGGTCACGCAATGGGGAATCTTCTGGAAGATCACCAAATCCTCCTTGTTGTAGTCCTACCACACCACCTTCAGCTTTCTTCTCTTTGTCTTCTTTTTCCATCTCACCTGATACAACAATTAAGTCTGCCATACCAAAAGGTATATCGTCAGGTAGTTCTGCTTCTTCAGGATTGCCCATCTGCCCCATCTTTTCCATCATCTTCAAGCCTTGCTTGGCATCTTGACGCATCTTCATTAGTGTATTAAGTCCAATATATCGCACAACATCAGCAGGAAAAACAAACTCACCTTCGCTAATCATGACAGGTATATCATCAGCTACTTCTTCTTTTAGTGAACCTGATGGTACTTGATTACCTGACTTAGATTCTACTTCTCCACCTTCATCACGTAATCCACCTTCACTGAAGAGTTCCATTTGTTTTGCCATATGTTCCATAGTTTAGCCCTTTCCGTTAGCGTTTACTGCATCCCTTAGTTGTCGCAATCGTCTTAACATAGTAATAGCACCTTGTGATCTGTGAAGCATTATTAGATTATCTGTTTGCTCCATAATAGCGTGATTTTGTGCTATAAGATAATTTATATAATCACTGAAGCTGTCCCATTGGTCCTTGTTGTTGACTAGGGGCTTGAGCTTGCTGAGTAGCTTGTCCTGTAGGTTGTTGACTTGGTTGTTCTGCATTTCCTGTAAATCCTTGTTCTTGTGGTAAAGGCACTTGTCCTGTGCCTATCGTTGCACCACCTGCCCCTGTTGGATCTTGTACGTCTGCTCCTGCAGGAGGTGTGGGTGCTTCAGGGGGTTGCTGAAATTTTTTCATGATCTCTGCCTGTAGTGCAGCTTCGTCCATATTGTTAGTTACTTTGTCGGGATCTAAGTCGAGTGACTTAGCTATTTCTCTTATCACGTATTGAAATTTAGCAAACGGTGCAAGCGCAGGACTAGATGCTACCTGCATGAACTGCATGAGTCGTTGACTACGTACTTCATTTGCCATCAAGCTTTCTGTACCACGAGCTTTTACTTCTAGATCTCCTTTTGCATTCTTATCAAAGTTAAACTGCATATTAAATCTAAAGAGTCCTTCGCCTAGTGGTCTAAGTAGATAATCATCTACATTTTTTATAACATTCTTTATGCCACCACTCGCTGCATTCATCAACATAGATATACCTGATGCAGTTCGTCCTACACCTGATACACCTGTCTGTCCATGAGCAAAGCTCGGTAGTCCTGTGCTTTCATCTGCAAGCACTCGTGCTTTGTCAAATAGTTGCATATTCTCTGCTGCTACGTTTGGAAACTTTGTACCAAAGATAGCTTGTCCGGGTGCGCCCCCTTGTCTTCTAAATATTTTTCCGGGATATACACTAAGGTCTTGTCCGGGGACTAAGTTGGTTTCATCTATTTCTATTAACAGATTACCTGACATTACAGCATTGTCTACAGCCATACGCATAAAACCATTCATCAATGTTTGTGTATCATCCATGTTTTCTGCTATACCTACACCAAAGAAGCTATATGGGTTAAGCTCGTAGGGTGCTGCCATATAGGGTATCTTAGCAGGTTTAAATGGGTTAAGCACCATTCTTATAACTTTATTATTACATATCCATGCATTTATTTGCACTTCATCAAAATCATTCAACTCATCAGGTATTTCTACTTGTTGCTCTCGTAGCATACTAACATCTGCTGTACCCCAATACTCTAGCACTTCAAATCGTGCTATTGCATGTTCTGGTGAATAGTCCGATAGATCATCCTCCCAGTATTCTTTATTGTAGTTCTCTCCCATAGCTATAGCGTCTTCTATAACCTGAGATCTAAAGTGAGGTCTTTTCTTTAATGCACGTAGCTGTGTACGAGATAACTTGTGCCGTTCTATTACATACTGTGCTTCGTCCATATTGTTTGCATCAGGATCAGGAAAGAAGTTCCATACTGATACATGTGAAACTTGTGGAACTGTTTTTAGTATAGGAGAATATTCACCGTCATCATTCCAATTAGGATATTCTTTATCAACAGCAAACGGTCCTTTCATTACACCTGTGCCAAATAGAGCCATCTCAAAAGCTGTGCTTCTTAGATGTTTATTGGCATTGGACTCTTCTAGTTGATCGTGTATTTTTTTCTGCATAGTCTTTGCTGCTATCATAGCAGGACTAAATGTAATAGCTGAAGGTGTCTTTCCTACACCCTCTCTAAGATTATCTATATCGTCAAACTTACCTTCTAATGGTCCTAACTGCTCCATTAAGGATTTTTCAGTTGCTCCTGCAGGAAAGTCCTTACCGTCCCCTTCAAAGCCATAAGGAGACTGCATCTCGTTTAATCTTTCAGTTACCTCTTTTGGTTCTTTTGGATCAAAGCTAACATCTGATACAACTCCCTCTGGTAGTTCTGTAGGCTCTATTGTTAATGGAAATTTATTATTAGCAAATAATACATCTATTATCTGACCATAAGCCGCAAGTGTTTTTGTTTTTGTTACTTTAATAAATACTCTTGACTTTTCTGCTTCTGTAAACTGCACATCAGAACCATACAAACCTCGATAATTTCTATATGCTCTAAGCCATCTCTGCTCATCTTGTTCTCTGTAGTCATCTGCTTTTTTGTATCTATCCATTATAAATGGAATTATGTTATAACTTTTAGTTTCATCAACACCATCTTTAGCTACATCATCAACAGCTACTGATGCATCATCCATCATTATTTCTTCATCTTCTGCCATATTAATATCCAAATGTTGCGTCTGCTATGGGCATTGTATTAGATTGCCTACTTGCAGGATCGTAGTCAAATATACTAAACCTTGGTCTTGACATTATACCATATCTTAAAGCGTCATACAAGTGATCTTCTGAGTGAGTATCTATATCTTCTGGATTCTTTTTGTCCAGTGGGATTGATGGCAGTTGAGAAACAATATTTGTACAGCTATTGAAAAAAACCATACGTGGTTCTTCAGTGTATTCGTCAATTTGCAGTCTTCTGTGTATCTCATTTTTACCTGATACTCTACTTCCTCTACTTCTATCAGAAGGTCTAAACCTACATCCTTTCATGATCATTTGTTCTGCTAGGCTTGGTCCTGTGTCACCTCGTTTGTGCCAGAGAGAACTGTCCAACACTCCGTACTTTATATTACCGTCTTTTGCTTCTGCTTCTAGTATCATGTCAGCCAAGTCTGTAGCTAATACCTTTGATACATATAACTCTCTATATACTACGAGTTGTTCAGATGGGCTAACAGCAAACCAGACAACGGCAGAATAACTTCCATACCCATAGTCACATGCCCTAAACTTAATCCAGTTGCTAGGTATACGGAAAGGCTCAACCACATGTACGTTGCGATCAAACTCGGTGAAAGCTGCTCCTTCTTTAATATCCCAATCGCCTTCCAGTAATTGTCTTCTTTGCTGTTCAGGAAGGGATAAAAGCATTGCTTCATAATCACCCTGAGATGAGAGATAAGGGTTATCTGTAAGTCGAGCAGGTATAAACCTACGTTTGAATAAGGCTTCTCCTGCTCTGCTATGTCCTGCAGGGTATTTAAGTTCTTCTCCTGTTTCAATATCTGTTGCATTAAATGTATTATTATAAGGTGCAGGGTCTATAAACATCTTCTTGACCCAATGATGCCCACGTCCTCCGGGGTTTGTTGTTGCTCTCATATACACTGGCAGATCAGATGATGTAGATCGTAAACGTGATCTCATGTAGTTCCAAGCAAATGGTGTAGCCCACTGTGTAAGTTCATCAAATCCTATCCAACTAAATGCCAAACCTTGATACCGTAATACATCGTCATCTCTATCTAGGTAAGACATCCATAGTCTAGCTCCTGACGGAGCAACCCACTGCATCTTTCGTTCTGACCATTTGATACCCTTCCAAATTTTTGGGTACAGTTCTTGACTTTTAAATATAAGCTCTCGTAGTTCTTCAGTTGTGTGACGCAAGAGTAAGCCACTAAACGAGGGATGTCCCATATAGCGTAGAGGGTCTGCAAGCATTGCGTAGGATTTACCACCCCCTGCTGATCCACCGTATAGAACTTCTCTTTCACTCGCTGCCAGAAACTCTGTTTGAGGTCCATCATTAGGTTTAAATATAACATTACGAGCTTCTTCTATCGGTAAGAGTTCTGACTCAGGCAGGGCTACTCTCTGCTTCTTGCTTTGCCCCTGTTCTACTTTCTTCGATCTCTTCGGCTTTCTGGATCGCCTTTTGGGCATAGTCTGCCCATCTGCGTAGGCTGATAGCTTGGTTCTGTCGCTTTCGTTCATTCTTTAATCTTTTCATTAGACCTACATGAGATATATCTCTGCCACTATTTTTAGATAACCAGTTAGCAACTTGTCTGTACGAATATTGTTTTATATATTTTCTTGCTTGTTCTAGTAAGTCTAACTCTATTTTTATAGGCTTTAGTAAGTTCTTATCTTCAGGGTCTAACTCATATCCGAATGGTATCGTTCTTGCAATACGTGGTATAGGCATCCACTCGTTATCATCTTTTAGGTCAGTAGGTTGAGGTAACTTCCACGTACCCAATGATCTGTTTCTCATTCATTGTCCTTGGGTGGCATAAGCATAACACCACCTGTAGTTTCTACTTGTACTTTTTCAGTCTTAATTAAACCAGTTCTATCTAATAGTTCCCTAGCAGCAGACATTCTATCTCGTATACCTAACTGTGTTGGATCGTCCAAACTACTTGTTATAGCTACTGCAGCCTTTGGTGCATTACGTGCCATGTATGTTTGTGTTGCTTCTAGTATCTCTTCTTTCAAAGCTGTAACCATCTGAGAAGGACTTACCCCCTCTGCATATCCTGCAAGCTTTATAGCTGAACCTATATCTCCACCTGCCTGATCAAATAGCACGTCTAAAAACTTCTGTTGTTTTTCTGTAAGCTGTCTAGTCATTATTTCATTTCTTTACGTAATTCTTTCATCATACTACCAAACCTATTATAACCACTGGGAGGTGGTCCTTTTAGTTCACCATCAGCATGTCTAAACCCCCCTTGAGGTTTTTTATTTAATATACTACGTACAGTTTTAACTGCAGGATTTTTTGGATTTTTTTGTTTAAAAGTAGATACACGCATTTTTTCTTTCTTTGCCATCTCTCTAATTTTTGCTTGGGCTTCATATAATCTTTTAGTATCAACTTTACTTCTTGTTTGAAGTTTTTTAGTTGCAGCTTTTACAAGACTTGCTCCATATTTTTTAATTAATGGTGCAGCAGCTTTTCCTGCTTTTAATGCTGTCATCAGTGCAACTGGTATTAGTGGTCCTGCCATAATAAATCCTTTCTATCTTTTCTTAAACTCTTTTGTAAACTTTATACCAAGATAACCTTTTCTTATGTCAGGTCTTAGTTTTCCCCCACCTATATTCATGTAAGGATCTGTTATACCTCCACCAAATAAATCC